ACCCGTACTTGGCGGTGAAACGAGACAAAAGAATAAGCGATCAAGCCCGGTCCTCCCCTTTAAGGGTATTCCGAAATTGACTACAACTTCTATCTCTTTGCGCTTCTTAAATAATACTTTTAAAGTACCAATTATAACCATATTTCATCGGAGGTTATTTCTTGTATCTCTGGGAAACCGAAAACCCGGGAGATTAGCTTTATAGTGCGCCACACTGGTAGCTAAGGGCTACCACCTATGTGTAATAGAGGGGTGGGATAGAGACAAACAAGCCAAAATTGACATCGTCTGCTCCTGCCCTCAAAAAAACGGGACTAATTGTGCCCCGAGATCCTGGTGAATCTATCGCTTCAGTAATACGAACCACAGTTTGCGTAGCGCCTGGTTCTCTACCCAATATAGATCTCGAACTGCCTGACATATGTTTTATGCCAGTTCTGGAATGAGTTTTATTATATTGAGGAATAGTGAATTCTATACTAGAATTCTGGTCCATAGGTGCAAATACATAATTTCCACTATTTAATTCTTTACTTAGTGGCTGTGTATCGGCACTTGAATTCTGGGCCAGAGGTGATGCATAAGTACCACCATGAATATAACTCATATACGCAACCCAATTCCCAGATATGGTTGCATCCGGGACGGATTTGAATCTAACTCCTCCTCTACTAAACATAAACATTCCATTAAGATCACCATAAAGATCGTTCCATGCGGTGGTATTAGTACCAGGTGGAACTACATCGGTGCTAAATGGTCTCAAAATAATTGTTGAACCTGAGGGTTTAGCATCAATATTGAATCCTAAGGGATGATATTTCTTTAATAAAGTTCGTAGATTAATAATCTTCTCACCAATCGCAGCTGAGGCTGTACTAACTTGAAACTTAGTATCAGACATATTACCTACATTACCAGAAAAAATTTCACAAGTGTGAGATTCTGATAATGGCGATTGAAGAGTAACTGAAGAAGGATAAACAAATGGGGTTGTTAGTGGCACAGCAAATTCTAAGTCCGGAGCACCAGATATCTCTACTATAAAATGAATAGCAGAGGGAACGGTGCTAGGGGCAACCAATTTGTCGATAATACCCATCTTCAACCTTCCTGTTGAATAATTGTAATCCATATAAGGCGTCTCATGAATATAAGGAACAGTGATAGTAAATTCACTGTGCTCTCTTAAATCGATAATGGTCCTATTAGTATAACTGCTATTAACAGTATTGTTTGCGGCAACGGAATTATTTTTATCAGGCATAAACCATACGGCTATTCTACCTGAATGAAATTCTGTTTTTACAATTTTAAACTTGTAAGTAATGCCACCTCTCCAATAAGTAAATTTACGAGATAAATACCCCATTGGACCAGTATCCAATCTATTATGAACCCCATCAACTGATAAATTTCCAATAACCGGAGTTACTTTGATGTCAGCGATGATGTCATTTACTAGATCAGATGTATCCATAGTGAATTTATTGTAATATGTTGGAATACTAACAAAATTTGAGATATCTAACTCATCCTTATCAGTTCCAAAGGCACCAGGTAATACATCCACTTGATTATCACTTTGTAATGACATTGGTGGTGTATAATCTGCCTTATTAACATTAGTAGCTCCATATAATCGGGATCTCATTACTTGCACACTTGGTGCCAAATTGGCCGGAGAAGACCATCCGAATACGGAAGCTGAATTCCCAATAATATCTGAAGCCCAAGCTAATTTGGAAGAATAATCACCCAATACTGGAACTGGGTTGAAATATTTTGCTGCCCTAGATATTTGAAAAGCTACAGAGGATATTGGACCAACTCCAGATTTCTCTGCTTCAAGCTCACTCGCATTTTGATTCTTTTTTTTTATTGAGGATCTAAAGCGAGGTGCTTGGAGTTCAAATGGAACGACTCTACCAATGAGTTCAACTTCCTCAAAATGTGCCCATAAAGTATATGAACACGACGTTGATCCTGATACACTTTCCATAACAGAATATGGAAATAGTCTCAGCATTCCAACTGCTTCATTATATATGCTATTAAGCATATAGAAATCAGCCGCCATACTGAATGGAATTTCTAAAACCGCGGTCGTATCACAATTTAAATCAATATCAACGCCCGGTAAATTAGATCTTTGAACCAATGTGGCTGAGTGTTGATTGACCCAAAGATCAATATCATTTGTTTGCGCAGTGCCACCTAATGGAACATAACACAAACGGTATCGTCCCTGTTGAAAGCGCTCAGCGTTTACATTTAAGGTAAAAACCATTTTAAATCTCATACCATAGTAACCCTTAATCTTGTCCCTAAATATATTGCTTGACAATATGTCGACAGGACATCGTATAGGAGAAAATGATGTTGAGGTGTCAGTGATAGACAAATTACCATTTTGAATAACTCTGGGAATTCCTAAAAATGTTTTGATATCTTGAGGTGTATCTCCAGATGTTCCACTATAATAATCCCTGGCTATAGCTGAAGGCATTGCTGTTTGAGAAACATTAACACCAGAATCTTCGACGAAAGTGGTGATACTATCACGCACTCGAGTGCCAGCAACCTCCGAAGAGTTTGTTGGCGTATTTTCCACGCTTTGAGAGGTGGAAATCTCTACTTGTTTTGCAGCAAGTCATTATTTAAACAAATGAGCTGACTCAGGCCCAAGTGTCGAGAAGGGTTTCCTGGATTTTGTGAGGACTGCTCACGGTCCATCCTGGAAGTAGGAGTAAATACCCCAGACCTTTAAGAATGCACGGGAAATAAAACTTTGTTTAACCTTCTTTTGTATAATTTTATTAACATCGCAACATTCAGTATCTCGTGCAATACACGAGCACATCTGCTAAAGGCTAGCAGTACCCTGTCTTTAGGCAAGACAGACGCCGGTTGAATTTACTTTAAAAAGCTTTGAAGCCTAGCTCATGAACCATGAGCACCTTCTTACTTTTATAAAGCTGAGTTCTTTCTGTATCGATACCTTTTGATGAAAGAGATTTTCTAATTGCTTTCGCATAATAATTAAATGTCTCAGTATCGTGAATTGATAATTCACGTATGAATACATTCAAGTTATCATAGAAAATTTCTTCTCCATTGGCTTTCTTAGTCCAACAAGGTATTTCCAAGATAGAAGACAAATCCAATGGACCAACGTAACAACCAAATATTTTTTCAAATCTAAAGCTACGCTTTAGAAAATTAACTTCCGTCAATTTTCTCCACGGTTTTACAGCTTTACCCTTCAATTCAGTTGTATACTTTAAACCACACTCAGCCATGAGTGTTGGAAGTGCTAATTCATTAAATTGATCAGAATATCTATCGTGTACAGAGAAAATATTGTCGTCCCCAGTCACCTGAAGCTCAACACACTCATTAAAGACGAGATTTTCTTTTGGAAAGGTTTTAAAGAAACAATATCTAAAAGCAATATGGTTATACATACAGTTTATGATAATGGTCAAAGGATGACCCGAAGGTAAACTTGAAGGCCATTCATAAATGACATTTGAAAATATATGTCTCGAATTAACAACTTCCTGCCATAGGGTTGTCCTAATTGTTGCGTTTACCTCCCCATCATCATACCATTCATTTATAATATCCAAAATAATGTTGTGAATTTGGGGTTGCTCACTACCATCAAAGCCGGAAAAATCACCAGCTCCAACATTTGGATCAGCATATCGTGAAAATCTTCCCAATCTTGTAGCAAGACAATGCCAATCTGCAGAAAGTGGGTTAATGGCAATACATGAACCATTATCAATAGATCTCTCAAACATAAATTTAGAAAAAGATCCAAAGTACTTTTTGCAAACAACAAGATATTCAAGGGGTCCCCCATTGAACAGTCTTGTTTTTCCCGCTTTGACTTTTTCGATTGGCCTTCTTTCGTCTTTGAGGTTATCAGTGAATACCCACAACCTTCGTTTTCCTTCTTTAGCATCACTAATGATTGATTCGATCTCTAGATTGAAATTTTCAAAATAGGGATTTGTTTCATCTCTAATAGCTGTATCTCCCAAAAGTAAGTACTTAATATTTATTAAATCATATTTCAAAGGATATCCAACACTACTATCAGATTTAATAGCATCGAGATATTCAATATCATCATCCCCCCACAAAGCTACTTTAGTGGATAAGATTTCTTTCGTGGAAAATCTTAAAGAGTTCAAGAAACAAAAATAATCTTCGTGGCATCTTTCCAGCAATGCAGGATCAATCAATATCGATTCCGTACAATATTTAGTCATCGCTATCTCAAACGGATCTATACCGTTTCTCGGACGCAATAAAGCTGGAAATTCTTTGGATATATGAAAATCTTTCATACCATTCAAAGGGGACGCTCGAATTTTTGTTGCACCATAGGGATCATGATTATGTTCTGATTTGCCAACTATAGTGTATTTGTCCTTAATATGTGGTGGTATTGCTTGGAGTTCTAATTCACTAAACTCATCCAAATCATCAAGTTGAACATCATGGGGTCCCATATCTGTCAAACATTCTAGTAGGGATTCGTAGGTAACTAGTCCTGCGTATGCTTTCCTAACCCCTGATATTTTTGCTCCTGCAAAATGTATACCCATTAACCGACGGTTTGAACCTGTATTGGATCGCAAATAGATTGGTGTTCCACAATCTCCTACCTTCGAATCAGCAGCGTATACTAGTGTTTTGGGCAAAGAATAATCTACGCCGTCCGCACTAAATTTACAATGCTCCACATGAGCAGTAGTGTGTTGAATAACAGAATCCTTCGGAAATTTTAAACAGATATCAAAAACATGTTTCAACTTTGTGAGTTGATTTTCAGTGATAAATCTGTTAGTAATATCCCTCACACTTCTACAATGATTAAATTTAATTAATGCAGCGTGTGAATCTATTAAAGATAATTCACTAGTGCTCTTCAAAACGTTTTCAAGTGTATCATGAGCTACAGGAAGACCGCTCAAATCTCTAACTATAAATTCCGATTTGTGTTGAAATCTTCCTTCCTCAATCCCAGTAACCCATAGATCGAAGAAGTGGCGCGGTATAAGTCCAATACTTGTCTTTATACAAGTGGTTAATCCTACCCACACTTCTTCTTCATCTGTCTTAATGAATAAATCAAAAACATTCTTATTATTGACACTATTCAAAGTTTCAAATCCAGATATATCAGCAGATTGCATCATCATAGATTCTTTAGCTTCTTTTATTGTCATTTTCGCCACTTTTGATTTAGCTCGAGCAGGATTATCATAATACATTTGTAACTTTGTGTCTTTCTCACCAGTAAAGAACTTAAATATAACACCGGCAATAGATGCTAGTGATATAGAAAGAACAACTATAGGTTTTTTAAGGAATTCAATTATATAAGTGGTTAAACTTTTTAATACCTCGAAACCTTTAGACGCCACTTCGATAATAGAATCATAAACTCTCTTGCCACCAACAAATGGTTTATTGGGCTTAAGAAATTTTAAAGGAATATACTCGAATATTTCACATACAAATTCATGATCCAAAAATATGGATCTAAAAGAATCTGCATCATGATAATATATCAGAAATGCTAAATAATAATTGGAAGAATCCAAGGAATTATTAGTATTGAAATATTTCTCTAATGAATAATTTTCATTTATCGAATAAGCCAAGTTTAATTCAATAACGAGATTCGAAAATTCCGTTCCCAAGCCATCAAACTGTGCATCCAACAACTGTGTAATACTGAAATTCTTAGTAGGATTCTTGTATTGTAATTTCATCCTGTTGGATAAAATTGGGCTAACCTTTCCTACTTCATGAAAAAGTGAATTCCGAGTTGGATCGTCTGTCACATTGTGAATAGAAACCTCAGTAAAAGATTCATAAAACGAAATTTTGGATTCGCTCAATTGTCTCAAATTATTACATTTTTCGCGAACGAAATCTTCAATGGTACCATCCACGTCTACATCATAAATTCTCTTTTCCTCGATATTTATTCTGTTGATTAAATCTGCCAGAAAAATGTCTCTGTGTGGTATAGACTCATTATGATTATTCTTAATATCTTCCAATCTAGCAGTATATTCCTCAGGTGATTCCCAGGATGGATTTAAAGGATATTTATTAAACTTTAAATGCTTGATATCGGATTCAGAATTGAAATTCGAAGGAGCTTGAAACTCAACTTTCTTCGTTGGGAAAAACATTTCCCTGCATTCATTAGCCGTTTTATTAAAGTTAAGTTCATGCAGTTCCTTCCATTTAGATCTATCCTCATAAGATTTTCTCATGAACTGGACAATGTCATCGAATGTAAAAACTTGACCGGTGGGTTTGCATTTTACATCAACTTCATGGAAAGAAAAATGACTTGGTACTGGATTAGTTGTACCATTTTCATCCTTCGGTATCAGCGAATAATCCAACTTACGCTTAAAGACATCATTATGGATTGTCTCAACTGTAGTAAATTCCTTCTTTGGAGTAACAATGTATTTCAATCCAAATCTTCTTATCAAAGCTTCATTTGAAACAATACTCACAGCATTAACTCTCGTTAAATTCGTGTTTGCCAAAACAAATTTTGCTCTAAACTTATTTTTACCTTTAGCTTCCAGATTAGCTGAATGTAAATTCATCTCAAATTGATTTATAGCTCTTATAATACCCATGTATTCGTTATCAGGATCTCCAACTACATCTCTAGCTTGACCAAAATCATCAAACATAACCACATTGGTTTTAGGAGAATACCCATCCCAATACTTGTTTTCAGCTTGACGATTATAATTAAAAGCAGAAGGTGTCTTTTTGAAAGATTCAAAATCAGATGAATTAAGAGACATTGCATTAGCTGCAGCGGCAAAATGTTCTAATAATGAAGACTTTTGGAGACCTGGTCCACCCATAAGGAGTAGACCAACTGGTTCTTGTCTGAAACCAGACAGAGATATATTGGCTGAAAGAAATTCTTGACGAATTTTCTTGATTTCATTCAATTTATCAAAAACAAGGCGTTTAACGCTGTCATAATTCTTATTAGGCAAACTTGTATAAAGTTTCTCACCAATTCTAATCAAATCCTCAACAATTGCTAAGTTATCCTTGGTGTAAGTTAATTCACCATTGTACTTCCATTTCTGCAAATCGTCGACTCTTTCATCAAAGTTTTGTACATCAGGATCATCAATTTTAAGTTTTATTGAATCCCAACCAAGCTGGTGTGAAATTGATTTATTGTACAAGTAAATAAAATGGTCGCTGATCCTATTTAAAAATTCTGGCATTGACCTGGCGCTTCTAAGTAAACTCTCAATTTTTTTTGTATCTGTCAGGCCTTTGCCACCCATTATAGGAAGCATAGTAGCCATATAGAACGCTAAAATTGAATCATAAACCATTTGAGCATAATCTGGGGATTGAAATTGTACGTCATCAACATTCTCCATATTGAGATCAGGTGAACCATTTTCATCCCTGCTACCCCCAAACATCAAGTCAAAAATTTTAATAAGACTATCACCTACAAATGATATGATATTTGAGAAAAACTTGAAAAATTCTTCACTTTCAAGTATGTAAAAACTAGTTATAAAACTAATAAGTACCATAAATGCCTTAAACTTAGTTGGTTTAGAGGCAAATGTGTATATAGTGTACATATTCAACAAAGCTGTACTTGCATGTTTGCATTGCGTTACAACATCACTGTCAGCTACTGTTTGTGCAGCATCTGAAATGACCTGTCCAGCATTTCCTATATTTGAAAAGTTTTTCATAACTTCTGGTCCTACAGTTTTAATAGTTTCTGTCCAAGACTGTCTCTCTTGAGCGCTTGGTAATCGATCTTCTAATATTGAAGCAAAATCTCGCATAAAATTCATCTGAAATTCAACGACATTAGATCCATCCACAAATGATTTGGGATCTAAAGCCTTGACTAAAAGATTTATAATTTTATGGCTATTATCATCATGATTAAAAGCATCATAAAGTCTCTTTATCGATGGATTATCATCAATTAAGAGATTGATTTCATTTTTGTTGAGTTTCTTAAACTCTTCGCATTTTATTCGTTTATCATGACTAGCGGCGGACTTCATTTTCATATTTGCTATTTTAAAATACCGCACTTTCGCGGCCGTCAGGAAACCTTACCATGTGTGCAGTAAGATGCAAGCTCACTACTGATTATACCCGAGTGCTGATATAAATAGTAGACTTTTGTCATTTAGACATTGCA